TGTCGTTAGTGGTAATAATGTTGGAACCATTACATTGTCTGATGGTTCCACCTACGCTAAGATTGCTATTGGTGTTGGTAAGAGTCAAGCTAGTTGGTATACAGTACCAGCTGGTCATACCTTCTATTTATATCGCATTGATGTTTTTAGTGCAACAGCTAACGGTAGTCAATATCTATTATTTAGAAATAAAAGCATAACTACTAGCGGCACTGTATTAAGAGTTGCAGAGACAACGTTTTTAAACAATATGAATATTCAGCGGGTTGTTCCTTTTGCTTATCCAGAAAAGACAGACATAGTGTTTCAAGCAAAGAGTAGTAGCAGTACTAACGAAGTTGGTATTTTTGCTGAAGGCATTCTGATTGCAAGCTAATGTATTTGTACAAAGTGTTTTTGCCTTTGCAAAAGCCGCATACCCCATTGCCAGCAAAGCCTAAGCAAGTGGCAGCATTATTAAAGAAGAGAGAAGATGACAAAGAATAGATCATTGTCCGTAAAGATGACAGCAAGCAACCAAGACATCTATGTAGCTCCTCCTAAGTTTGATGGTGAGGTTGTTAGTGTTATTGTCACTAGCCTCAATGGCAACGCTGCAACAGTAAGCCTTGACTGGTATAGCCACATCGAAGACGAATGGTATCCAATAATGGATTCTGTTAATGTCATAGCTAATGGCTTCATTCAGATTACAGATGCTATTTTGTTAGAGCGTGGGGATAAGATTAGGGGATTGGCTTCTGCTACAGATTCTGTGCAGGTCACTGTATCCGTTAAAGAAGAATTTAAACAGAGTATTTAATTATGGCAAAGAAACAATTAACAGAGCAACAACAGAAGTTTATCGAGGTGTTATTTGCAGAGGCAAAGGGTGATCCTGTTAGGGCTAAGAAGCTTGCTGGTTACAGCGACAACAGCCCAACTCGTGACATTATGAACAGCATCAAAGAAGAGATCATTTCAGCAACCCAGATGTATGTTGCATTCAATGCTCCACGAGCAGCTATGGCTGTTGTTGACGGCATCATGGACCCAACAGAGCTGGGTATCAAAGAGAAGCTTAACGCTGCCAAAGATTTGCTAGACAGAGCTGGTGTTGTTAAGACAGAGAAGATGCATATTGAAAGTTCAAGCGGTATTATGATATTGCCACCAAAGCGTGTAGAATCGATGGATGAATGAAAGAAACTTAGGAGCTTGGATACTTCCTCAACCGGAAGTAAAGAATCATTGGATTAACATTCCTAAACATGCAGGGTCAAGACATATTCCATTTGGTTATAAAGAATGCGAAGATGATCCAGATATTCTTGAACCAATTCCTGTAGAGCTTGAGGCGTTAGCAAAAGCTAAGAAATTGCTTAAACAGTATAGCCATGAGAAGGTTGCCCTTTGGCTGTATAAAACAACAGGTAGAAAGATAACTAAGGATGGTCTTAGTAAACGAATAAAGAATGAACAGTCGCGTAAAAGAAAAGCTACATATTATCGAAACCTTACCAGAAGGCTCGACCAAACCCTCCGTAAAGCGCAAGCCTACGAAAGGGCGCTCGGTCAAGAAGGTGACGAGTCCTTCTTTAATAGTGAGAGATATGTCAGCATCCGAGACAGAGCAGCAGAGTTTCTCTCAAGCTCAGACGACTGAACATGAGAATGTCATCTTCAAACCTAATGAAGGTCCACAGACAGAGTTTCTAGCAGCTCCTGATAAGGAAGTGTTGTATGGTGGTGCAGCTGGTGGTGGTAAGAGCTACGCCATTCTTGCCGACCCAATGCGCTACTTGTCACACCCACAGTTCTCTGGGTTGCTGTTGCGACACACAACTGAAGAACTACGAGAACTAATATGGAAGAGCCAAGAACTCTTTCCTAAGATCTACCCCGGCATCAAGTGGAGTGAGCGTAAGATGCAATGGGAAGCACCATCTGGTGGTAAGCTGTGGATGTCCTACCTTGACAGAGACGAAGACGTACTTCGCTATCAGGGTTTGTCCTTTACATGGATTGGATTTGATGAGTTGACACAATGGTCTACACCGTTTGCGTGGAACTATATGCGTTCACGTCTGCGTTCTACAGCAGCAGACTTACCAGTTTATATGAGAGCCACCACCAACCCCGGCAACAGGGGTCATGCTTGGGTTAAGAAGATGTTCATTGACCCAGCCCCAGCTGGTAAATCATTCTGGGCAACTGACTCTGACACTGGTAAGACGATGGTCTACCCCGAAGGACATAGCAGAGCTGGTGAGCCGCTGTTCAAACGTAGGTTTATTCCTGCTAAGCTCTCTGACAATCCACACTTAGCTGCCACAGGTGACTATGAAACGATGTTGTTGTCTCTGCCAGAGCAGCAGCGTAAGCAATTGTTAGATGGTAACTGGGATATTGCAGAGGGTGCAGCGTTTCCAGAGTTTAATCGTTCTATACATGTGGTGGATCCTCATCAAATTCCACATGACTGGACTAGATTTAGGGCATGTGATTATGGATATGGTAGCTATACATCTGTTATTTGGTTTGCCGTTGCCCCAGATAACCAACTTATTGTCTATCGTGAGCTGTATGTCACCAAAGTGTTGGCAGAAGACCTTGCAACTATGGTGATGGAGATGGAATCAGGTGAGAATATTCGCTATGGTGTGCTAGATAGTTCATGTTGGCACAAGCGTGGTGATACTGGACCCTCAATTGCTGAGCGAATGATCATGAAAGGGTGTCGTTGGAGACCCTCTGACCGCAGTGCTGGTAGCAGGGTGGCAGGAAAGAACGAAGTTCACAGAAGATTGCAAGTAGATCAGTACACAGAAGAACCAAGAATGGTTATCTTCTCTCAATGTACGCAACTAATTGCAGATCTTCCTACACTTCCTATTGATAAAAGCAATCAAGAGGATATTGACACTAAAGTAAAGAATGACCACACATACGATGCACTTAGATACGGTGTAATGTCTAGACCAAGGGGACAAAACTTATTTGATTTTGACCCAAACTCTTTAAAACGTGGTATAACTATTGCTGATTCTACATTTGGATATTAATTATGGCTAAAAACATTGACAAAGTAAATATTATGGACGACAAAGCCGTAGGCTTACCCGATGCTAAGGATGCCATCTCTGATGTCTTTAATGTAAGTGGACTTGTTAGCTTTGTTGAAGAGAGATTCTCTAGATCGGAAGACTCTCGCAGAATTGACGAGCAAAGATGGTTACGTTCCTACAGAAACTACAGAGGTTTGTACGGCCCTGACGTTAAGTTTACTGAAACAGAGAAGAGCAGGGTGTTTGTTAAGGTTACAAAGACTAAAACTCTAGCAGCCTACGGACAAATAACTGATGTCTTATTTGCCAACAACACATTCCCTTTGTCTATTGAACCTACAACGCTACCAGAGGGTGTGGTTGAGAGTGTTCACCTAGAATCTGACCCTAACCTGCAAAAGGTTGACAGAGATGTTGGCGCATTGTTTGGTTTTAAAGGTGATGGTAAAAAGTTTCCAGCAGGAGCTACAGCAACTTCATTGATGGATTCATTAGGTCCATTGAAAGAAAGCTTGCAAGACTTAGATGTAAAGAATGGCCCCGGCGCAACGCCAACATCTATTACATTCCATCCAGCAATGGTGGCTGCAAAGAAGATGCAGAAGAAAATTATGGATCAGCTGGAAGAAAGCAATGCTAATAAGCAATTACGCTCAGCTTCTTTTGAGATGGCCTTGTTCGGTACAGGTATTATGAAAGGTCCATTTGCTGTAGATAAAGAATACTCAAGATGGGATGAAGAAGGTGTCTACTCACCAATAGTTAAGACAATGCCACAAACTTCACACGTAAGTGTGTGGAACTTCTATCCAGATCCTGATGCAGCTAACATGGATGATGCTGCATATTGCATTGAGCGCCACAAGATGACTCGCAGTCAGCTACGTGCATTGAAGCACCGTCCAATGTTTAGGCGCAATGTTATTGACCAAGTGGTCAATGAAGGTGAGAACTACGTAAAGAAGTATTGGGAAGATGATCTTAACGATTACACCAGCGTATCCGATGTAGAACGCTTTGAAGTGTTTGAGTATTGGGGTGTTGTTGATACTGAGATGTTAGAGCTTAATGATATTGACATTCCCAAAGAACTACAAAACTCTAGTGAGTTGCAAGCAAACATCTGGATTTGTGGCAGCAAGATTATACGTCTAGTGTTAAACCCTTTTAAGCCCGTCAGAATTCCGTATTATGCGGTACCATATGAACTGAACCCCTACTCCTTTTTTGGTGTCGGTATCGCCGAAAACATGGACGATACTCAGACCCTCATGAATGGTTTCATGCGTCTGTCGGTAGATAATGCGGTTCTGTCGGGCAACCTTGTATTCGAAGTTGATGAAACAAACCTTGTGCCGGGTCAAGATCTAACCATCTACCCCGGTAAAGTGTTTCGCAGACAAGGCGGCGCTCCGGGTCAGGCCATCTTCGGCACTAAGTTTCCTAACGTCTCACAAGAAAACTTACAGATGTTTGACAAAGCTAGACAGCTTGCCGATGAATCTACAGGGTTGCCGTCATTCTCTCACGGTCAAACAGGTATTGCTGGTGTAGGACGTACAGCGTCTGGCATCTCAATGCTGATGAACGCTGCTAGTGGTGGTATTAAAACTGTCATCAAGAACGTAGACGACTACTTGTTGCGCCCAATGGGTGAAGCATTCTTTGCTTTCAACATGCAGTTTGATTACGATCCAGATGCAGCTGGTGACTTAGAAGTTAAGGCAAGGGGTACTGAGAGCCTGATGCAGAACGAAGTGCGCTCACAGCGTCTGCTTCAGTTCTTGCAGGTTGTACAAAACCCAATGCTTGCTCCTTTCGCTAAGATGCCTTATATCATTCGAGAGATTGCAAAGAGTATGGACTTAGATCCAGATCTAGTTGCTAACAATATGGATGAGGCTGCTCGTATGGCGCTAACCCTACAGAGTATGCAACCACCTGCCCCACCTGCTGGCGCTCCCCCTGCTGGTGGCCCACCTCCAGTTTCTGATATGACTGGTGGAGGCGGTGGCAACATGGGTGTTGGTGCTGTAGCTACACCGGGTGAACAAGGATTTAGTGGTGCTCCACAATGATAGACAAGAAATGGCTTAGCGCTTTAAAGCCAATGGTGTCCTCTAAAAGTCAGTGGATAGCTTTCACTGAAGTGTTAGATGCCTACATTGAGATGCATTCCAAGAAGCTTGAGCAAAGCGGCGACCTTATTGAAATGTATAGATCACAAGGTGCTGTGTATTCTTTACGTAAGCTTAAACAATTGAAGGATGAGACTGATGGATCAAAATAATTTAAAAACTCATGATGGTCTTTCTGTAGTTAAAGATACTGATGGAAGAGACGGTAACGTACAGCAAGCTAATAAAGCATCTACAACATTTCAAATGGAAGACGGTAGATGGGCTACCGCTCAATCCGTATACGATGGTGTTGAATATTCAAAAGATGAACTTAAGGATATGGTTGATGCTGGATTGATTCAGCCAACAGAGATGTTTGATTCAGAGCCTGAACAATCAAACAATATGCAATTTGCAGAAGGTGGTTTGATACCTGAAGAGAATCCATTAAAAGGTTTGTCATACGACTACCAATCTTCAGGTGGATCTTCAGGATCAGATTATGAAGCAAGAGCTTCATATACCGCTGGAGATGATTCTCAATACTTAAAACCATCAATGTCTTCTTCTGAATCTTCTAGATCAATGAAGTATGAGGACGGCGTGATCTTAGATGAAAGCGGAAAGAGAGTTGGTGTTGCTATTGATGGTCAGTTAAAGTTGTTTGATGGTGTGAATATTAGAGGTGGTATTGAGAAAGTTTTCTCAAGTTCTCAAGGACTCGCTTCTCTCGGTGAACAAACTCTTGGTGGTTTTTCAAATAAGACATCATCTAAAACTTCTAGACTAGGAACTGATATAGGCAACCTGTCTGTCGATTTAGAAAACGTAAATCCCAAACAAGGTAAAGATATAAATAGTATTTCTGCTATTTACAAAGTTAATACAGGTAAAGATTCCAACTTAACATTTAGCGGTTCTGCTGATGATATGGGTGGTAGAAGAGCCAATGTTATGTATAAAAAAAGATTTGCACAGGGAGGTGTAGCTATGAATGACCAGATGAAGATGTTTGCTGACGGCGGCATGATGGATGACAGCGGTGAAGTTGTCAATGGTGTTGAAGTTCCAGCTGGTAGTATGGTTAACGAAGTTGCTGATGATATCCCTGCACAACTTAGCGAGGGTGAGTTTGTCATCCCTGCTGACGTAGTTAGATACATTGGTTTAGAAAAGCTGATGGCTATTCGTGACAAGGCTAAACAAGGGTTAGCCCGTATGGAAGACATTGGTCAAGTTGGTAATGCTGATGAAGTTGCTAACCCTGACGAAGCATTCGGTGACGAATCATTTGATGACGAAGAAGACAGTGGCGACTTTGAAGCCGACATTGACAACATCATGGGTGAGGTTGACCAAGAGCAAGGGTTTGCTTCAGGTGGTTTCGTTAGTGGCACTGACATGAGTAAGGCACCAAAGAACCCAGTATTGGATATCCGCTTCTTTAAGAATAATGAAGGTAGGGTGATGTTCATCACTCACATTAATGGTAAGCCTATGACTGCCGTACCAGATGGTTATGAAGAGGTTGATGAGTCTGAAGCTAAGAACATTGGCAAGGAAGCTGATGACGCAGCAGCTAAGAAAGCTGAAGAAGAAGCAGCGGCAAAAGAAGTTGATAAATCTACTATTCTAAACAGTGGTGGCAACTATGAAGGCAACGATGGCGAGACACCAGATTCTCCAACTTCACCTAATAATCAAAATAATGCTCCAGATGGGTTTAGCTCCGTCAATTCAAAAGGTGTTAACGTTAACAGCGGTTTACAAGCAACACCATTTGGCAGTAAAGGTGTTGCTGCTGCTATTGCTCTTGGTCTTCAATTTGCTGGAATACCTGCATTTGCAACAATGTTTGCCTTAAAGGCTTTTGTAAATCCTAACACACAAAAAGGTATCAACTCTAACAATGCATCTATTGGTACCACATTAGGAAATGCAGGATATAGTCCGGCAGCGGTAGCAGCTGCTCAAGCTGCCGCAAAAGAAGTGTCCTCTAATTCGCGAGCAACACCAACTGATGTAGCAGTGGCAGCGGCAAACGCAGCATCCTCCGTTGATAACACAACTTCGTTGGATGCTTTCTTTTCTGTAAATGATAACTTTAATAACACTCCCGGTTACAACGCAATGGCAGACACTCCAGCTAGTCCTGCTGGATCTTCTCAAAGTAATACAGGAGGTGGAAGTAATATTAGTAGTTCCGGTGATGCAGGTTCAGGTGGCCCTAGTGGTGGCGGTGGTGGTGGGTTTGGTCCTTCCACTGCTGGTGGTATGGCTAAAGGTGGTTTAGTAAATAAACGACCAGCTAAACCAAAGAAACCAACTAAAGGAAAAGGCTTAGCCGCTTCTAAGAAGTAATATATAATTAGAATACCATAACCAGTGGTGGGCTGGTTGGTACTTAATAATTTCCCACCATCTTGGCTACCTAATCTCCCAACATATTGTTGGCTACTGTTAGCCCCATACTTAAAGGTATTATCATGAGTGAATCCGTAATCAGTCCTGCACCAGCAGCATCATCATTTGGTCGGCGCAATGCGTCCGAAGATCGAATTAAACAAACAGAAGATGAAATTGAAGCGTTGAAAAACCCCAATAAAGAAATAGAAGATCCTGATGATGGTGAAGCTATTGGTGGTGAAGAGAAGACATTTAAGAAACGCTACGGTGACTTGCGCCGTCATTCTCAGAAGATGCAAGAAGATATGCAAAAGCAGCTAGATGAAGTTAAAGAGCAGCTAAGTAAAACAACCAAGAAGGAAATGAAGCTACCTAAGACTGAAGAAGAACTTCAGAAATGGGCTAGAGAATACCCTGACGTATACGCCTTAGTAAAGACAATTGCAATTCAGCAAGCTAAAGAACAAACGACAGGTATTGAAGATCGTTTCAAAAAGCTAGATGAACTTGAAAAGAAGTCTGCTAAAGAAAAGGCTGAGGCTCAATTGATGGAGCTTCATCCAGACTTTAACGATATCAGAGATGAGGATGAGTTTCACGACTGGGTTGCTGATCAGCCTAAGTACATTCAAGACGCTTTGTATGAAAATGATAATGATGCCAAATCTGCTGCTCGTGCAATTGATTTGTACAAGTCAGACAAAGGTATTAAAACTAAGAAGGCTGGTGCAGATAAAGAGGCAGCAACAGCAATTGGTAACCGCCGTCAGCGTACACAACCCAATGGTGAAGGAACTGAGGGTTTAATTTATGAGAGTCAAGTTGATAAGATGTCTTCTGATGAATACGAAAAGAACGCAGAAGTTATCAATCTAGCTATGAAATCTAATAAATTTGTATACGATATGAGTGGTGCGGCTCGTTAAACAGTTGACAAACTTATAAAAGTATTGTATAACTATAGGGGGTATAGCAGTAGTTGTGCCTCCTAATACTTTATCAGCCGTCTTCCGGAGACACACCTGACAGATTATTAAATTGTTTGCGTCTAATAAACGCTTTGTATATCACTAAGCATATTAACAGAATACCCTAAGAGTATTAGCCGATAATCTAGAAGACTCTAGAACCTTCCAGATTATCCACCTAATAAGCATGGCCCTGTTGTTGTAGCAAGTGTGATTTTAATGTCCATACTTAGGAGAATATCTCATGGCATTTCCTTCCGCAGCTGGTTACGGCAACCTACCTAACGGTAACTTTTCCCCCGTAATCTACAGCAAGCAAGTTCAGCTTGCATTCCGTAAATCGTCTATCGTTGAAGCAATCACTAATAATGATTACTTTGGTGAAATCGCTAACTTCGGTGACTCAGTTAAGATCATCAAAGAACCTGAAATTACAGTGAAAGCCTACAACCGTGGCACACAAATCACTGCTCAGGACTTGGATGACCAAGACTTCACTCTGGTTGTTGATCAAGGTAACTACTTTGCATTCAAAGTGGATGACATTGAATCAGCTCACAGCCATGTAAACTTCATGTCTCTGTCAACTGACCGTGCTGGTTACCGCTTGCGCGACAACTTTGACCAAGACATCTTGGGTTACTTGACTGGTTTCGAGCAGACCGCTAAAGGCGCTGTTGCTTCCACCGCTCGTACTTCTGCTGCTGGCACTAAGGCTGTTGCCACTGCTGGTAATGATGAGCTGTTGTCTAGCATGAAGCTGACTAAAGGTTCTTTCGGTAACATCACCACTGTTTCTGCTGGTAATCACGCCATTCCTTTGGCTGCTCGTTTACCCGGCGCTACTGCTCTACCTACAGCCGTTGCATCACCTTTGATGGTTGTTGCTCGTATGGCTCGTTTGTTGGATCAGCAGTTTGTTGACACCAATGGTCGTTGGATGGTGGTTGACCCAGTCTTTATGGAACTCCTGAAAGACGAAGACAGCCGCTTGTTGAACGCCGACTTTGGTGGTTCAGGTTTGCAAAATGGCTTGGCTATTAACAACCTGCACGGCTTCAAAGTGTACGTGTCTAACAACCTTCCACAGGTTGGTACAGGTGCTGGTACTACTGGTACTGCTAACCAGAACACTGACTACGGCGTTATCGTTGCTGGTCATTCTTCTGCTGTTGCAACTGCCGAGCAGATCACCAAGACCGAAGCCTACCGTGACCCTGACAGCTTTGCTGACATCGTTCGTGGTATGCATCTGTACGGTCGTAAGATCTTGCGTCCAGAAGCCATTGTTACTGCAAAGTACAACGCTGCTTAATTAAGCATCGAGGGGCTGGAGCAATCTGGCCCCTTCAACATTTAAAGGAAAATTAAAATGGCAACCGTAACCTCTCTAGCTCGCGCCGTTGGTGGTGTGGGTAATCCTAGCCGCAAAGCTTACTTCGTACAACAAGAAGTAGACTTCGCTGCTGCTGCAACTGCTAAAGGTACTGCCTTGGCTGCTGCTGACATAATCGAAACTATTAGTGTACCTGCTGGTTCTATGGTAGTTAACGCTGGTATTCAAGTTGTAGAAGCCGCTGTTGGCGGTACTGGTACTACTTTGGATCTTGGCGTAACTGGCGTAGATGCTGACGTGTTCGTAGACGGCTTCACCTTTGATGGTGCTGCCGCTGCTGCTTACGCTCAGAATGCTGCTGCTTTCCAACCTGTCGTTCTCGGTGCTGCCGATACGATTGACGTGTTGGTTCAAGCTGGTTCAACTGTATCAATCTCTGGTAAGATTCGTGTATGGGCAATCCTCATGGACGTATCTGATGTAGGCGATACAGCTGCTGCTGAAGTAGACCGCGATCAACTGGCTTAATAGCCTTTTAAATTAGGGAGGGGCTTCATTGCTCTTCCCTATCTTTACTTATAAATATGTCAACATATCTTTCACTTACTAATGAATTACTCAGACGAATGGGTGAAGTTACTATCGACTCATCAGACTTTGGTAGCACTCGTAACGTGCAAGAACTGGCAAAGAATGCAATAAACTCTTCAATTAGAGACTTACTGCATTCAGCACAAGAATGGCCTTTCGCCTTAGTTACTAATACACAAACACTGACAGTCGGTGTTAATACATATGCCCTCCCCTCTACAGCATCAAGCGTAGACTGGGATAGCTTTTACTTAAAGAACTTTAATAATAGCGTATCTGCTCTTAGACTTCCTTCGATCAGCTACTCCAACTATCTCATGACACATCGTGCCAGAGATGACAATGCTGGTGTCGGTGGCTACTCACCTCCATCTGCTGTGTTTCAAACTCAAGAGTTTAAGTTTGGTGTCACACCTATTCCTAATGAGGAATATGAAATCGAATACAAGTACTGGAGTTTTCCATCTGACTTGGTAGCTTTCGATGATGTAAGTATTATTCCAGATAGATTCTCTAGCGTCATCATTGACGGCGCTATGGTGTACATGATGTTGTATCGTTCCAATGAACAAAGTGCAACCATGCACAAGGCAACGTTTGAAGAAGGTATTAAGAAGATGAGAAGACTTCTAATGGATGAACCATTGAGTGTCGTATCAACAGCCTTGACAAATTCTTTATCAACTTTGAATATCAGAGTTATATAAGATGGCAGACCGCATTGAAGGGTTTATTGTTAATTGTTTAGGTGGAATGAACACCAACAGGGATGTTCTTTCTCAGAGCGTTAACGAACCCGGTTCAGCTACACAGCTTATTAACTATGAACCTTCTGTCACAGGTGGTTACAGAAAGATCAATGGCTACACCAACGACTATGGCACTGTTCCGGGGTTGGGTAAGGTGCTTGGTGTTGAAGTTGCCTTTGGTATCAACGATAATATTCTAGCTTGTAGAGCTAAGAACGAAGACGATAACTACTTCTATTACTGGAATGCGTCTACGTCTGCGTGGGTTGCAGTGACAACACCAACCGATATAGATACAGACGGTATCAAGAAGGTGCGCTTTGTTAAATATAATTGGTTTGAAGAAAGAGTTGCACTAGTTGACGGCATCAACCCTGCTGCCATTTACAATGGAACCACTTACACACAGATCACATCTGACACCGCACCAGATTCCCCTAAGTATGCTTCTGCCTTTAAGAATCATTTGTTCTTAGCTGGTGATCCATCTGAGCCATTCAATCTCTACTTCTCATCTCCTGTAGATGAGACAAACTTTAATCCTGCAACAGGCGCTGGTGTAATTAACGTAGGTTTTGAAATTGTACAAATCAAATCTTTCCGAGATGTTTTGTATATCTTTGGTAAGAACTCAATCAAAAGCTTAAGAGGTAACTCTATTGCTGATTTTATTGTAAGTGAAGTTACTACAAATTTAGGTTGCATTGTTCCCGATAGTGTGGTAGAACTAGGTGGTAATCTTATATTTCTAGGACCAGATGGTTTTAGACCTATTGCTGGTACATCTAACATTGGTGACGTTGAGTTAGAAACAATCTCAAAGCAAATCCAGTTTACAATCAGCGCCATTATTATAGACATTGTTGCTGGAAACATTGATCCTGAAACATTAACTAGCATTGTCATTCGTAAGAAATCACAGTTTAGATTGTTCATTCCTGTTGAAGGTTCTTTCGGATTGATAGGTGGATTAAGACAAACACAACAGGGTTTTAATTTTGAGTATTCTCAGCTGTACGACTTGCCAGCAACGTGTGCTGCTAGTGGGTATGTAGGTATTGATGAGATAGCCATTCATGGTGATTCAACTGGTAGGGTTTATAAATTAGAAAAAGGTAATTCTTTTAATGGCTCTGACATACTTAGTGTGTATCAGTCTCCTTATTATTTCTTTGGTGACCCCACAGTTAGGAAGAACTTCTACAACATTTCTTCCTTCTTACGTACAGAGGGAGCAGCTAACTTAGTGCTGGGAGTTTCTTACGACTTTGATGATAGTCAAAACGTATTTAACCCACCAAGCTATAACATTACAACAGAAGGTTCTGCTGCATATTACAACGAAGCGGTGTTTGACGCTGCTGCTATTTACGATGGTAATCCATCTCCTGTTACAAAAGTTAACATCTCAGGTTCTGGCTTCTCAATAGCCTTTAGATTTGTTACAAATGATACAAGTGCTAGTCATACGGTACAAGGTATTGTATTAAACTACTCTGTGAATGATAGAAGGTAAATTAAAACATGGCTGGATACGTAAGACAATCTTCTGCTGATATTGTACCAACCGCTGTTGTTAGAGCTACACCGCTCAACACAGAGTTTAATGCTGTGCGTGATGCATTTGCATTAGCAGGCGGTCACAAGCATGATGGGTCATCAACTGAGGGAGCTTATGTTCCTGTCATATCTGACCCTAACAATCGTAACAAGGTATTTATTGATACCTCCAATAACCGCATTAGCATGTTTGTTAATGTAGGTGGCACTGGTATAGAACAGCTACGTGTCATTGACGGTGCCATTGTTCCTGTCACAGACAATGACATAGACTTAGGCACAGCCTCCTTAGAGTTTAAAGACTTATACATTGATGGTACAGCTAACATCGACAGCCTTGTTGCTGACACTGCTGACATCAACGCAGGTACAATTGATAACACTGTCATCGGTGCGTCAACTGCTGTTGCTGCCACTGTTACTGCACTAACCGCTACAGGCAACGCTGCCATAGGCGGCACTCTTGCGGTCACTGGTAACACTTCCTTGAATGGCAACGTTGCTGTTGGTGATGCTACCAGCGACACAGTTTCTGTTGCTGCTCGTATCACCACTGGCCTCATTCCTAACAATGACAATGCTTTCGACTTAGGCAATGCAGCATTGGAATGGAAAGACTTGTTCATTGATGGCACAGCCAACGTAGACAGTTTGCAGGTGGACGAGAACGCCATTGTTACAGGTAACACCAACATCGGTGGCACTCTAGCTGTTACAGGACAGGCTACACTTGCTAACATCAATGCCACAGGCGGTGTCATTAATAACACAGTTATTGGTGGTGCTACACCTGTTGCCATCACTGGTACAACTGTCACAGCCAACACAGGCTTTGTAGGCAATGTTACAGGTAATGTCACAGGCAACCTAACAGGTAATGTCACAGCTTCTAGCGGTGGCTCCACCTTCAACAACGTTACAGTTAATGGCACCATTGATGTGACCAACACTGTCATTGCTAACGTTGCGTCCCCTGTGTTGAACACTGATGCTGCAACGAAGGGCTATGTTGACACAACCGTCAATGCTTTGATTGATGCTGCACCGGGCACTCTTGATACATTGAATGAGCTTGCTGCTGCTCTTGGTGATGATCCAAACTTTGCAACAACCGTTACAACTCAGTTGGCTGGTAAGCTTAGCTTAACTGGTGGCACGATGACAGGTGCCATTGCTATGAGTAGCAACAAGATTACAGGGTTGGGTACACCTACTACTGGTACAGACGCTGTCACTAAAGCCTACACCGATACATTGTTTGGTGACACAGCAGATGCTGCTGACAGTGCTGCTGCTGCCGCTGCCTCAGCCGCTGCTGCTGAAGACAGTTATGACAGCTTTGATGATCGTTATCTTGGAGCTAAAAGTTCATCTCCTACATTGGACAATGACGGCAACGCTCTGCTAACAGGCGCTCTCTATTTCGACACCACGTCCGAGAAGATGAAGGTGTACACAGGCACATCATGGGTTGATGCTGGCTCTGCTGTTAATGGCACTGCTGAACGCTTTGTCTACACAGCTACAGCTTCACAGACCACTTTTGATCTTACATATGATGTAGGCTTTGTAGATGTCTATTTGAACGGTGTTAAACAAGTTGCTGGTACAGACTTCACAGCCTCTAGCGGTGTTAACATTGTGCTGACTGTTGGCGCTACAGCAGGTGACATTGTTGACATTGTTGCTTACGGTGCTTTTAG